CAAGCGGTCACGGAATTGGGAAAGGGTTTCGGTGCTTTTCTGCCTGATCTTTGCCTTGGGAACAATCAGGAAATACATATTCCTGATCCGGTGGCCCGGATGGGTCAGTTCATACCAATACTTGTATTCGTGAAGCTGACCGGAAACGGCGTAGTTCTTGGCGTTGTTGGAATACTTGAAATCGTATAGATCAAAGGTGTCTTTGGAACGGGTGGTGAACTTACCACAGGGGCAAGAACCGGTATAAGCTGAATCACAGTCACCTTTAGGGCAACCATCACAGATTTCCGTTTTGCCCGATAAATCTTCATCCACGGGAACCAGATAATCCATGAAGCCGATGAAATCACCGTTCCCAATGGGCAATTCAAAGGTTCCGCCCGGTGGCAACATGGCTTTTGCCTTGGGGATCATGGCTTCCAGCTTCATCATTTCATGGATGTGATCATCTGTCAGAACCGGGAAGCTGTTCTTGTAGAAGTCAAGGGCTTGTTCAACCCCTTCTTCAATGCCGGTGTGAAGGGCGGTGCCAAGGATCAGGGCGTTGTCTGCGTCCGTGTTCGGGATCGTGTCTATCCCTTCCACATATCGCAAGCGGTATTTGTATGGGCATCTATCAAAGACTTCAACCCGGCTGTGGGAAACTCGCATTGTTTCACCCCTTTCACAATAGTCTTGAAGGCTTCAAAGCCTTCCGGGTAAAGGATGAACCCGAACCCCTGTGAACCGTTGATTTGGGCCAAATTACGCTTCTGAAGCACAGATGGGGTTCCATTGGTGGCCTTCAGCTCCACTTCAAGGGCAATGCCCTTCACGGTGATCCGCATATCGGGAAGGCCGCTTTTCACATACCGGCTTCCACCCCAACGCTTTTCATAGAAGCCACAGGGCGGGGCGCTCATGCGGTCAACAGGTTCACCCAAGGGATATATCCCTTCAGCTTCCAGCCATTTCTTCAGGCGGTTTTCAAAGTTTTTTTCACCGGCCATCGGAATCACTCCCAAGGTACGGTTGAATACTTTGCATCCGCTTTTTACAGCGTTTGCAAATGTAGTGGTAAATGGTGGTTTCATCTCCCCGCCCGGTTCCGCCGCTGAAATGATAGCCGTTGCTGATCCAATCATGCTGTTCACAGGGGCAAAGGATTTCTTCAAGTTCTTTGATCCGTGCGGTATGGGCCAGCAATTCAAGTTTTCTTTTACCGAACATCGACTTCACCTTCTTCCTGTTTGGGAACATAGTCCTTTGCGGCTTTTCCCGGCTCACAATGCCAATGGCGGGAACAGCAATGGGGAATGGTGCCAATGACGGAACAATAACCGGGTTCATCGTGAACACAGGTAGCGCAAATATCAATCTGCTTTTCCATCGGCTCACCCCTCCAACATCTGAATCAGGCTGTGAATACCTCTGACTTGGGTGAAACCTTGAATCTTCCCCGTTCCAGCGTAGAATTGAAACAGTTTATCATCAGACTTCCGCCAACAATGGAAGTGGCCTGTTTGCTCATTTTTCAGTTGGTATTCAATGCTGTGGGCTTCAAACTGCTGAATGGCATAGGCGATCCGGTCGGGATTCTTTGCAACCCGTTCTGAATGAACCTGTTTGGCATGATTTTTCAGGGCATCCCACACTTCATCCCTTGCCATCGGCCCCACCACCCATTTCATAGTGTTCAAAGGTTGCCACACTTGCCATAGCCGAAAACAGGTCGGAATAATACTGAACAGCGAAATCACGGTCAATATTGTGTTTATCAGCCGCCGCAATCAGTTCATGAATGGTGCCACCAACAATACGGGTCATTTCACTTGCCCAAGCGTCAGCTTCTTTCGGGGTCAAACCTTCCATTACTGCCCACCGCCCTTCAGGGTGATCTTCACATAACCGGCCTTGGCGGTGGTCTTGGAACACTCGGAAGCAATGTCCGGGTATTTCTTCTTCAGCTTGGCGGAATCAATGCTGGTGGCATTGGTGGGCTTCACAAGGGTAAGGTTCAGAACATCGGATTCAAACTTATCCACGCCAAACTTCACCATTGCTTCATACAGCTTAGCCTTCATTTCCTTTTCCTGATCCTCAATGGCCTTCTTGTGGGCGGTCAGGGAAGCAATGGCGTTCAAGGTGGCAAGCTGGGTGTTCTTGAACTCCTGAAGGGCCGTTTCTTCATCGAAGGTGGCCGAACCACAGGCGTTCGGGTTTTCCTGACAGGAATCAGGGCAAGTGTGGAACTCCGGGCATTTGTGGCAACACCCATCGAACTTTCCACGGGGGCAAGCATTTTCACATTTGATCATTTTTCTGGTTCTCCTTTCAGATAAACATTCAACTGCTTCAGGCCGAAGGCGGAAGCGGCTTCATGGTTGTCAAAATAAATGTCGATCTGGTTTTCACCGTATTTGTCAATCACCCATTGAGCGGGACGATCCTGAACGATGTATTCACCCAAGCCTTCCACTTCCACCACGGTTCCCAAGGGAAGCGGGGAAGCACAGGAAACACCGGCTTTCAGTTCCACACCAGCGGCACCATACACAATGCCGTTGGGCCGGTTCTTGGCCCATTCGCCGCAACACTTTTCACAGGAACAATAGGCGGTAATTCTGAAACTGCCCAACAGCACCGGTTCAGGTTCGGCGGGTTCTTCCACCAACGGGGTTTCCACCGGCTCCAAGGTCACATCCGGGGTCACGGCGGTAAGCTGATCCTGTTCAATGGTGGCATCCGGGGCGGGTTCTCTGACGATTGCAGAACAGCGCCCGAACACGAAGCCCATTGCAAGGCCCATCAGAAGGGCCACAAGGAACATCCGCCTGAACCATTGATCACGGGCTTTGCGGCGCTGTTGCCGCTTGCTCATACTTTCTGAATAGTTCATCGGTATAGTCCTTTCTCATTTCCAAAGTGGAAAGAATATCTTCTTCAACCGTTCCCGGACAGATCATCAGGTAATAGAAACAGGGCCGTTCTTGCCCAAGGCGGTGAATACGCTTTTGGGATTGCTCCCACAGTTCCGAACCTTGGGGAAGGCTGAAGTAAATGATTTTGTTGGCAAGCTGGAAGTTGCCTCCCATTGCACCGGCCTGATACTGAATGAAGGTAATGCTGTTGTGCTGGTATCGGTAAGCATCCAAGTTCTTTTCTTCACCGGAAAGAACAGACACAGGCCGGTTCAGGCCCTTGGCAATCCCCTTCAGGCGTTCCATTTCTTCCGTGAAGTTATAGAACACAATCAAGCGATCTTCCGTGCTGTTCGCCAAATCCCGGAAGGCTTCATAACGGGCCGGGTTGTATAGGCCGCAAAGCTGACGGGCATAAAGGCGGCGGGTCAAGCTGGTATCGCCAATCAGTTCCCGTTCACAATGGGCATTGGAACCGTAGAAATCCGCATCCAGTTCAAATTCACCAAGGTTGACACTATCAATCGCAACATAGCGATCATTCCAGAACTTCCAATAAAGGGGTGAAGGGCGGGTTTTGACCTTGATCCAGTTCCGTTTTGGAAGGCTGATCCCAGCCTGTTCGGTAGTCATGAAAACGGCCCCATGTTCGGCCAGCTTCATCTTCAGCCGGTCAACATTCTTATAGTCGGTAATCTGTTGCCGCCAAAATCCATCGGTTTCAACCCATTCCGTTTGAATGTACTGCTTCCAGAACAGTTCTTTTGAAATCTTCCACCCCAACAGTTGGCATTGGCTCCACAGGTTTTCATACTTGCCGCCCGTGGGGGTGCCTGACAGAAGAATCACATTATCCGGTTTCAGCCCAAGAATGAACTTTGACCGTTTGGCGTTCTCGTTCTGGATCAGGGAACTTTCATCCAACATCAGCGTGAAGCCGGTCAGGGTTTTCAGCACATTCCGCCTGAAGGTCAGTTCGTAGTTGATCACGCCACAAATCCGATCCGGGTTATCAACTTCCATTGCGGCCTTCATGAACCAATCAAATTCATTTTTCTTGGTCATGTCATAAATCATCCAACAATGGTTCATGGCGTAATTTTCCGTCATGTGTTCAATCCAGTCTTGAACCTTTGAACATTGACACACCAGAAGATTTACACGGCTGTTCAACTTCAGGGCTTTTTCGGAACCAACAAAGGTTTTCCCAAGGCCCATATCAAGGTAATAGGCCACCCGGTTCTTTCCCTCGGTTTCGTCAAGGGCCTGTTGCTGGTGCTGGAACAGGTTAATCATTGATCTGAAGGGAAGCACCCAAAACCTTTTTGGCGTGGGTGGTGGAACCGAACAGCTTCTTGACCACGGCGGCACAGAAACCGGAATAGTAGTCATAGGAATCTGCTTCCCCACAGGAAACAATGGTTTTGGTGTTGTCGGCCCACAGAATGATTGTCTTGGGGCCGCTGTAAATGACTTTCTTGATCTGCGGAAGGCCGATCTGACGGGAACGGCGGGGG